ATTCGCCGCTTGGAATTGGTTGATGACTTATGGTGACGATAATACCAGTAATACAGCCATGGAATGGTTTAGCCAATTGCGAATGCGGGAGGTATTGTTAGATTATAATATCAAGATCACTTCCGCGTCAAAGACTGATGAACTACTTGCATTCACCCCTGATGAGGAGATTACGTTCCTCAAGCGAGGGTTTCTGGATACCACACTATTTGGGAAACGTGTGGTGCTATGCCCCTTGGATGAGAACTCAATTGCTAGAAGTGTTATGATTACATCAGCGCCTGAGGAGACCAGGAAAGGTGTCGAGGCCAGTAATGTATATGATGCACAGAAGCAATATTTCTTCCATGGCCGTGGTGTCTTTGATGAGCGTGTCCCAGCGTTAAGGCAGATGGCTGAGCTTGCAGGGATTGATATTTCAATCATTAATGGTAAATGGTTTACCTTTGACGAATTGGCGCAGCAGTATTTGGATGGTGTGTTGATCACTGATTACGTCTAGGGTCTCGGCCGCCGAGGGGCGGCAGGGGATAATGTCAAATGTCATGCACACGTCGGCGACGACGTTAAACATCGAACCTGTTGCGGGGTACTACAGTGAAGTGCCCTATCGTCCGTGATGACGTAAAACATCGTTCCTGTTATGGGAGACTACAGTAAAGTTTCCCCCTGGTGCAAGATCTGGTGCGTAGATGGTCTTAATTACGCATTGCAGCTACACCTTGAGCCGCCCCACATGTGGGGGCATCCGCGGGTGGCACCGCAGACCTTACTCAAATGGAATAATTCACCCATTTGTTTTACAGTCGAATTTCTAGCATTTTAAATATACCAAATATGGGTGGACTTCAGAGGTCCACTCACGTAAATCCAACAATGATTCCAAATACAACATCTGACTTTGCCGTTACGTCGGACGGCCAAGGATTACAAACGACAGTGGAGAAGCCCATTATGGCAGGAGGTGCTGCTATGCTCGGGGCTGGCTCCATGAGAGATGATATAGATGCAGACGAGAGGGAAGTAGTTACTTTCTATGATGCGACCGATGATGCGCAAGTCACCGGGAGCGTGTCTGTTGATAGAACCCCTTTTGTAGGGAGTGTTAACTCAGACATCTACGAATATCTTAGACGCCCAGTTAAGATTAAATACTTCCAATGGACAACTGCAGGCCTCAATTTCGCTGAGGACCCATGGG